TATACTTGATTTTGTAATTGCATGATATTCTACCCTATTGAATGAAGTTAGCAACCTGTAGTTATCAATTAACTAACAGTAAAGTAACACTAATACAAACTAATGTTACTTAACTGGTATTTAATCAATTAACTTTAACCATTCATTAAAATCACACTGATTAAACGCATTTAATAATCTATCTAATTCATGTTTAGTTACATCATTTAATGAAGTATAGTTTTTTCTTACTTAGTTAGTACTGGAGTCATCCAGTAGTTAACCGTTAAGAAATTGAGTCAATACATTTATATTGCGTATATTATCCACGTCCAGCCCCTAACGTGATACCGCTTTCATAGATCCTTGTCAGGTGACATAGAACTAGTCACCCTTACAAACCTAGCTAATTTATGGTATTAGCAAACATTACTTTTAATTCTGGACTTGCACCATAGTTAATAAATCATAGTAGTTATCCACTATTTTACTCTCGCTAGAAGTGATTTATTAACTAGCTTATTAGTTCGGGTATTTAAACCATTTATCTTATCAATAGCTATCTTAATGTACTCCTGACTCTACATGGTATTAATACTATTAATACTACGACTAGAGTTATTGTAGTCTTGGTTATCCCAAGCAGTTACATCTACTTACTATCAGTTCTAAGATAGAGAACTAACGTTATAAATCATTACGGGATTAGCGGATAGTCATAGATAGTTAAGTGCTATAGTTGCCTACTTTCACTTAACTAATGACTTATTAACTATGATTAGTTAACTTTCATATCAAGTATTACAACAATCTACTTTCCCGTAGGATGAGATTATTTGGTTTTCAGTGGTTCAGTGTGTGAGGTCGTTTCCTCCACTTCTTCAATATACACTGACTACTACATACTCTACTACATAGTTTTGAAGGCTAGAACCCTTACACAGTAAGGGTTTCAGAGGTTGAGGAATGTGGGATTTTGGGTGAAACAAATACATAAATCATACATTACACAACTAACTCAAAACTACATACCAACTATATATACCATTACCCCCACTAATACAATGTAGAATTAAGGTAATAATAAAACTCATAATTACGTCATGGCAAATGAACTATTCCCCTGGGACATCATTGAAAGAGAGTTCGTACAAGGTAGAGATGAGAGAGATGCAGGTACTGGACTTAAACGTAAGACATTTCCAACTCATGAACAACTATGTCAACAATATGGTTGCAAACTAGAAACAATAAGAAATAGAAGTCAAAGTGGCAAATGGTTATTACAACGTACTCAATTCAAACGTAAACTACGCATCAAGAATACCGAAATTAATCTAGATGACTTGATGGGAGAAAGCGGTAAGTTCGATGCACAACATCTAAGAATACTAGAGAAGACTAATCAACTAATGGAAGAGTTTCTAGAACCATACGTAACAGGAGGTTATGATGATTTACCACCACTTAAACCAAGAGATCTCAAAGATATAATAGGAGCAATTAAAGATAGCGTAACTACAGTGAGAAGTATTCTAGGTGAGCCTAACACGGCATCACTATTAGATGAGATTAAAGAAGCAACATTAACTGAGCGTAAGAATAAGGAAGTAAGTAAAACTAGACTTGCTCACTTAAACAAACTACTAACTGATAGTGATAAAGTTAAAGAAGAATTAGAGTTACGACGTGCTGAGATACGTAAGCAACTTGATAATAATGATAAATAACTATGCAAATATATTTAATTGGTGATATAGCTGAGTTCAAGAAGAATAGTAAAGACAACACTCGACGTAACTTAATGATAGCTGGAGGATTATTAGGAGCAGGAGTATTAGGAACAGTTGCAGTTAAAAGTTATTTACGCAATGGTAGATTAGTTAAACAAAGTACACGTAAAGTTCAAAAATCAGGTAAGAAAATAGATTTAATACCAGATCCTTGGGATGGTACAGTCGAAAATGTAAAACAACGAAGTAAATCAAGTAAACGAAATACGCAATCTCAACAACCAATATTACCAGTATCGAAAAAACAGATGTTATTACCAGATGTAACTACATCAACCAAATGGGAAAAACGTAGACATAATACTAAATATTGGGGAGATGATAGACCTGTACCATTAGACGAAGCAAGTCAAATTAAATCAGCTATAGAGTTAGCTAAAAAGCAACCTGAGAGAACTAGATATTATGGAGGTAGAACTACTAATCCTAGAATGTCTGGACTCCCAACTAACAGTAAGAAAAATAGAAACTTTGCTAAAGTATATGATAATAAAGCAAGTATAGGAACTCTAGCTGGTTTAATGACAACCATACAACCAACACCTGAAAACCGTAAATTACGTAGAGTAATAGCTAATGAAATTAAAAAACGTGTTCTCATTAATGAAGTATATCCAAATGGAATTAAAAATTTCGATATCTATTAATACGTAAGCAACTTGATAACAACAATACTAAATAACAACATGATCTATTTAATGTCAGATATAGCGGAGTTCAAACAAAGTAAAGCTAAGAACAACAATCTCAAACGTAACTTAATGATAGGAGCAGGATTACTTGGAGGTGTTGCATTAACAACTATAGGTGTTCGTAGTTATTTAAGGAATGGTAAATTAGTTAGACAAAGTACACGTAAAGTTAACAAAGTAAATAATGTCATTGATCCAATGAAGTTAACTACACCTAAAGAAATAATAGATAATCATCAATCAGTTATGAGATTAGTTATTCCACATAAATTAGCTAAAAACTTTAAAGAAGGTCAAGTATTAGATCCTGATCAATTAGACGAACTTGTATCAAATAGTCCTTATTTTAAAATAGATAACAAAAATACACCAACACCATCTAATTTAAAACTTGATAATAATATTAAATTAGATGATGATAGTATGTCAGACACTTACATTGAAATAGCACATACAGCTAAATCAAATAATACAGCTATTAGATATTACATTAAAGAAGATATGAATAAAAATAATAAAGGTGTAATCTTAGTAAATAAACATTTAAAAACTCTAGACGGAATGCAAGATTTCAATAGAATCTAAAACAAAAGCAAAACTATCACGTAAGAAAAAAGGTAGGACAACGAAGCAATCTAATCAAGGCGCGACCTAACCTAAGTATAAATTTATACTAAGTACAAGACGCGCACTAAATAAGCTACCTAACATGAACTAGGTAGCTTTGATCTATTTACCTAAACTTACGTTCTGTATAATCATATGGTTTCCACTTTAATATCCATTATCTGTTATGGTGGATTAGTCCACGTTATTAACTTAAACTATACTAACATGACTTCCCGCGAACAATTAGAAAAAGAACTAGCTAACATAGAGAACAAGTTATATGAACTAGCGATACTAGATAATAAGGATGAACAGTATGAATTAGAATCACTACTAGAAGAACAAAGTTACGTTCAAGCATATCAATCTAGTTACAGTTTCCTAGCTCATAGTTGGCAGACATTCAATGGCGAAGTATTCCTACCAGCTAAACATCTACACGCAATAGCCGAACATCTAGATGCAACATTAACTGGTGAAATAAAACGACTTATAATTAACGTACCACCTAGAACTGCTAAGTCAGCATTAGTAACTAAAGCATTTCCAGCCTATTGTTGGATAAGGCAGCCTCATCTTAAATTCGCCAACGTTAGTTATGGTTATGGATTAGCAGAAGAAGGTAGTGTACATAGTCGTCAGATAATGCAATCTGATTGGTATAAGCGAGGTATGGCTACAGTATGGCGCGATATGGGTGCTACACCATGGGAGTTCAGACGCGATAAGAATATGAAGAATGACTATGAGAATAATGCTAATGGTCGTAGATTCGCCACATCATGTCCTGAAGGTATCTTCACTGGTATTGGTGCAGACACAATTATAATTGACGACCCTGTTAAAGCTAACGCTGCATATAGTAAGAATACACTTGATAAAGTTAATCAATGGGTCAGCAATACTCTGATGTCGCGTTTAAACAACCAATCAGAAGGTGTTATCATCTTGGTTCAACAAAGGGTTAGTGAAATGGATATGACTGGTTTTTTCTTACAACAAGAAGGAGTTTGGGAACATCTATGTCTCCCAATGGAATATGAAGACACTCAGAGATACTGGACTCGCATTGGTTGGACTGATTGGCGCACTAATCAGAATGAATTACTTGAACCAATTCGATTTCCGCGAGATGTGGTTGAGAGGCTCAAGAAGGACGAGGAATGGAGCTATGCTAGTCAATATCAACAACAACCAGTTCCGCTCGGTGGTGGACTTATTAGGCGTGAATGGTGGCAGAATTGGTACATACTTCCAACTCAGTTTGATGCAACTTGCATGGCATTCGATTTATCTATGAACGATAAGGAAACTAGCGATAATACGTCACTTATAGTTATGGGACGTAAGGATAACAAGTTCTACATTATTGACTTAGTGTATGGCAAAATGGATATACTTAAACAAGTAGAATCCATAATTGAGTTGTGTAATAAGTATCCGATGATAAGAACTAGGTTAATTGAACAACGTGCAAATGGAGATGCTGTAATTGCATTACTTAAACGTACCATAACTGGACTTATACCACTCATAACTAAAGGTGATAAAGAACAACGTATCCTTAGTTGTGTGCCAGAAATTAATGCAGGTAACGTATTAGTTCCAGATGAGAATGTACATAGTTGGATTAAACCACTATTACTAGAAGCTACTATGTTTCCACGTGGTAAGAATGATGATGCTATTGATAGTATGCAGATGGCACTTAATCATCTAGTTACGTCAAACATCGTTACTTATATGCCACTTCAAGTTATTACAGATAGTCCAGGTAATACAACTCGTGCTGAAATAAGAGAACATATAATGGATAGTAGTTATGGTGTTACAGTTAATGTGACTCGTAACTATATTAAAGGTTTATTTGAATAACACTATGACTATTAATCAGATATTAAAGAAAGCATATACAGATCAATCTCATATAACTCTGTTTATAGACAACATTGAATATCAGTTTGATAATGCAATAGTAACTAGATTAACTAGAACTGAGATAACATTCATGAGTCCGGCGTATCATCCTGATGGAACTTGTCTAATTGAATATACATTTGATAGAACATTAGTTATTGGAGTTGGTCGTATCGTAGCTAGATTAAATGTAGATAGTAAGTTACCACCAGATGCGTTCATGTTATAATAACGTTAGTGACCAAAAAAATAAGCACCCTCTTAATTGAAGGTGCTTTTTCTTTATGTTGCAGTAGTTAAATAACTTCGTCTATTAACCCTGTTTATCGTACCGTGCTTTACTCTTGTATTCTTTAGCTGGTCTGAAGCTAACCTTCTTATGAGCTTCAACTAACTTAGGTTCATTAGTAAAGATAGTGCTAACTGTACGTTCCTTAACTTCAGTTGTACTAAATGTACCAAATCCCTTAATGCTAACTGACTCAGTTAATGATGCTGCTTTAATTGCTTCAATCATAGCCATGAAAGCTACTTGTAACTTGTACTTAGGAATAGTGTCAGTGAACTTATCGTAAACTGCTCTAGAACCAACTTCTACTAAATGTTCAACGTTCATTGTAGTTATGTGTATGTAATTAACTAATGACTAAGATAACATAGATCTATGAGAAATGACAACTACTTGCATTAATTAAGTTAAGTTAGTATGATATAGTGGATGAGTAAGAAAAAAGAGGATGAATTAATATGATTAAACAAGGTGATGTAATAGAAGTTGAACTAGAATGTGAAATATGCTGCGATTACTGCATGGAAGTAATTCATGTGCATCTAGAAGAATGTCCTATATGTAAAACAGGTTATCCTGGTACATCAATGTATGGATCGCCACAAGATTATATTAATGATAGGTTTAATTGTGAAAAGTGTAATAGTGAATTTAAGTTATTAAGTTGGGATTATCCTGATGCTATAGTTGAAGTAATTAAAGGTGTTAACTAATGAGTGATGATAAAACTAAAGAAGAAATAGAAGCTGATCTACAACGACAGTTAAAAGAACTAGATAAGATTATTGCTGACTATTGGGATAATAAGGATAAAGATAATGACTAAAACATTAGCAACTAAGATGGTTAACTTTAAAGTAACTGAGGAACAATATCAACAGTTAGTTAAGTTGGCTGAACTAGAGAAGAGATCAATTAGTAACTACATTAAACTAAAACTTGAATTATTGTAGTATGATGTAGAGGTAAGAAAAAATAAGGATAAGTAATATGAGCGATGTCTATTTAGATGAATATATTTACGCTACAGCACTTGCTAAAGAGCATGGTAAAGAGGTTAAACATTGGTTAGAAAACGCAGGAACTAAAAAAGCTATTAAAGCAGTCGAGTCTGAAATTTTAAAACAATGTGTAATTAAACGTCAAGGTGGTAACTTTACTAAACAAGGAACATGGATTCATAACAAATTATTACCGTACTTTCAACAATGGTTAAATGTACATAGTATTAGATATGAGTTTAAAAGAGACGAAACTGAATTTAAATTATTATTAGAATCTACATTTAAAGACCTATTAGTGTTTGAATATCAAAAGAAAGTAGATAATTATTATTTAGATTTTTATAATGAAAAATATAATCTAGTTATTGAATACGACGAAACACATCATAACAACGTAGATATTAAAGATAACGATATTAAACGTGAACAGTATTTAATTGCTAAATTGAACTGTACTATTATTAGAGTTAAACAAGGTGAAGAATTTCAAGGTATTAATCAAATTATTAAATTTATGATGGAGAACAAAATTAATGAGTAATATAGTTAAAGCCTTTGATTTTAATAACGAATCAATTTATCGCCGCACTTCAGATAACTATTGGAATGCAACTGCAATGTGCAAAGCAGGTGGTAAAAGAATAGATCACTTTTTCGAGAACAAATGGTCAAAGTCTTATATAGAACAGGTTTCCACGATCACCGGAATTAAGGGTAACGAACTTGTTCAAACAATTAAAGGTGGTAATCCTTATGAACAAGGAACTTGGGTACATGAAATAGTTGCAATACGAATAGCCCAATGGTTATCACCTGAATTTGCTGCTAAAGTTGACTTAACTCTATATCAACTAAAACAGCAGTATCAACAGTCACATCAATTACTACTAGAACAAGAGTCCGCCAATGTACGCGGGATTCCAATTGCGCCACGTAATGAAGTTGATTTAGCATTCCGCATTAAGAACTGGATTGATTTATGTACTGATGGTGGTAGATTCTACATTGAACATCCACTAATCAATACTATTAATGCAACAACTAAAACTAGAAGAGTTGACTTCGTTAAATCTAATGGACGTAATGTTATAGTATATGAGTTAAAGTTAAATAAGATAACTACAAATGACATAGCTAAAATTATAGGAGATAAAGGTTATTATCAACTATGTGCTGATAAGTTCAATCGTCCCATTAAGTTTATATTCCTATCACCGTTAGGTATAACTAATGAAGCACAGTTACTACTAGATAGGATGAATGATGTGAGTTTCCTAACTACACAACAACTATGTCAGGAGTATTATGTTAAAGGTAAGAAAAATAAGTGGCGCAGTTCTGAATGGTATTTAGATGTGCAAGTTAAAGATGATAAGTTCTCACATCTATTCACAGATGAGTTTATTAATGATGTTACAGTTAAGTTAACTAAGGTAAAGTAGAGTTATGAAACACACAGTATTAATAAGTTGTTTAAGTGGTGTTATTTATGAACAACTTAAACCAGATACATCTAACTACATTACTTATAACTACGATAACGAATCTAAGTTATGGACAATTAAATTAACTTGGTATGTAGGTAATAAGTTAATGGGTTATAGATTAGCTATAACTGACTTTGATTTAGATACGATATATCAGAACTTAATTATTGAGAAGTATACAACTGAAGTTATCGCCGCATATAATAAGTCATTCGCTACGCCAACATGAATAACATTGAATTTATTAACTACGTTAACACTAACTTTGTAGACACATATAAAGCTCATCTACAACAGTATGTTCCTTATCCTCATATAATGTTTAAAAGTATTGAACATAACGTGTTTACTAACATCCCAGTATATCCAGATCAAGTTATATCTGAGCAAGCTAAAGATGAGATATTAAACTCTGTTAATAATTAATTCAGTAACTTAATTACAACTAACTAAGGATAACTAAATTAAGTTAAACTACATATAACACTAGAAGCCGCCACTAATCGCGGCTTATTTATTATGAACATCAACAAGTACATTAAAGAACAAGATGAGTTAGTTACTGCATTTACAGATGGATTAACTAATAGTATAGGTAACTCATTATCGCGTAAACAAGATAACTTAAGTCTCATTATCAGTAATCAATTAAATAAGTTATGGAATGATAGTTGGAATCTCGGACGTACTCATGCAATAGATGAAACGCCGCCATCCCTTTTTTCTTACTCTGATAGCATTGCGGAATTTGCATCACCACTTGAGAAATTAAGAAATGAGATTGATGAAATTACTAAGGAAAAGGAAGGTTATCAATCTGAGTTAGATAGAATACGTCGTGATTATCAAGATAAAGAAGGTAATTATAGTGGTACTAAGATATTAAGATCAATTGATAAAGAAGGTACTTATAATGATGTAGATAAAGTTAGAGCTATTCAAGTTATACGTAATCGTGAAGATGAGTTAAATGCACTTATCGCAGCTAAGGATAACTTAATTAAAGATAAACAAGATAAGTTTTTTGAATTAACTGATCCTGCTAACATAGCTAAGTTAAATGAGTTATCTAAAGATACTAAAGATGTTACACCTGAAGTATTACCTCGTGTTAATAAAGCTGAAGTTAATCAACAATTAAGTAAAGCAGTTAGAGATAGAGATGCTTGGCGTAAATCATTTGTAGATGAGAATGGTAATTTAAACTTAGCTAAGTATAGAAGAGTTAAAGGTTATGACACTTCTGATAGTGATGCTGATGTATTAAAACAAATGAAGAGAGAAGAACTTGATTTAATTAATGAAGTTAAACGACATAATCAAACACTTAATGATATTAATGATAGACCTAAATCAACTAAAGGTATATCAACTAGAGAACAACGTTTAATTGAACGTACCTTAAAGAAGCAACAGAAGTTACAAACAACTAAGTTAAGTGATGATAAGATACCTGCTAATATTAGAGATTCAGTTCAAGCAATTGAACAACGTCGTCAAATTGAATCTACTAGAGGCGATGTACCATTACTTGAACAAACTGAGTTTGGTAAATCGTATTTAAATAGACGTATTAATACTATAGGTAATGATCTGAACAAACGATATAAAGCGACATTACAACAGATACTTGTTGGTGAAAAAGAAACTAAAACTACTGGTTATTTAGCAGATAATAGCCCTGATAAAGACGTTACTTATTATAAACGTATTAGTGCAATGTTAACTAGAGAAGATGCTAAACAAATGGAGCAATACAATAAACAACTTGAGTTAATTAAAACTCGATTAGATGATATCCCAACTAAATTAACTGCAACTAAAGATATGAATGTTTATGAGAGTGTAGCATTCCTTAAACAGAAGTATGATCCTGATGTTAAGTTAACTATCCCTGATAAGAAACTACTTAATGAGTTACCAGATAAAGCAGTTTATAAGATGCAGGATTTAAGAGCTTATCGTGACAAGTTACTTGAGAAAGTAAGAAAACTAAAGAATAATCAGGCTCGTACTAAACGTATTGCAATAACTGAAATGGGACACGCTTATAATCTTGGACGGCTTGATTACTACATTAAACAAGATATTAAGTTTGTTAAGTGGAACAATAGTATTGAACATAAACGTGCTATGATTCCCGGCGATTATAATACTAGATATCGTAAAATATACAATAAATTATCTGAGTTAATTAATAGATCACCACAACTTGAGTCATTTAAGATGGATGGTATTGTATGTCCAATATGTCAGGAACGCGCTATCTATGATTATGGTTATGGTAAAGGAATAATTAAGATAGATGACTTGTTAAGTAATAGTCAAAGTCAACCACTACTTCACGCAAATTGCTCGTGTTTTCTTACCAGTGTAGAGGAATCTGAAACTAAAGAACCTTTTAATGTACCAATCTATATATCATCATTACTTAATAACAATGTTGTTAAATGGGCTGCTGCTGGCATATTAGGAACTGCTGCTATGTATGCGGCATTTAAGAAGAGTAATGTAACTCCACTTAACATACCTGATATTATTAGAAGTAAACCAGCAGTAGTTACAACTAAAGCATTAAGTCAAGCATTACTAGATGATATTATTGATGTTCCATTAGTTCCATTACAAATACCTGAACGTGTACCAACTACAATTAACATTGATAGAGCAAATAAAGTATTAGAAAATGTAGTTAATTGGCGCACTAATACTATTGATGAGTCTATTACTAAAGCTATTGAAATAGATAATAGATATAAATTAGTTAATCCATTTATGACAGCAACTACTGAATCTTCAGTAGATGACATTACAACTAGAGTTAAACAATATAACTCTATAACTAAAGCTACTTTAACTAAAGATGATCTTAATCAATTTAAAGAAGATGTAGATAAAATTCAACATTACATTAATGAAATAGAAGATGCTAATACTAAGATTTATTCATCTATTCAATCAATGAAGTTAGCTAGAAAAGCAATTATAGATGAAGGGTTGAATAAGCTAAATGATGAATTAATTCCACCTGGATTTACTCCAGAACAAGTTATTATTAGTAATCCTATTATCCAACGATTAGATAATCAGATAATACAATCTGAGAATACATTAAGGAATGCAATTTCATTAAAGTTAGGTGAAACTAGTCATTATTCAACACTAAAAAGAATCAGAAATGATTTATTAGATAATGAGTTATTTAAGTTGGAGTACATTAAACGTAAACGTGGTGTTCTATTAAGATTACAAGATAAATTAATTGGTAAATTTGATAAAGTTAAAAAAGTTTTTGTTGGTGGACAAGTTAATCCTAGAGTATTAGAACGTGATTTAGAAGAGTTACAGAATACTATACTTTCTAATTACATGAATGTAAGTAATGAACAATTTGAATCATATGTTAGACAATTAGATAATATTGAGTTAGCAATAGATGGACAACTTGAGTTAATTAAGAATAAGTTAGGTTTGACTAGTTTAGATGCACGTAATTACACAGGTAATGATATGGCAGTATTAACTAGCGAGTTTATTAGTGATTATAAGAATGGTTTAATGCGAAGTAAACTTAGAGCTATGGGATTAAGAAATCTATTAATAGATGTAAAATAGATATGATACCTTAATCAATAAACTTATGTACTTAATGGTAGATTTTGCGCGAACTAAGAATGCTAAAGATAAGAAACAACGTAGACGTAAACTTAATAAAGGTAAGAAATAATATGTTTTTAATGTCAGATACAGTTAACTTCAAACGTACCAAAGTTAAATCATTTATTAGGAAAGGTAAAGTAGTCAGAAGTTACGATAGATCAATAGGAGATAGATTACGTGATATTACTATTGGTGCAACTGGAACTGCATTATTAGGTGGTGCATATCTATTAGGTAAACGTAATGGTGCAAGATCATTAGATGAAGTTAAGTCATTAATTAAGAACATTAAACCTGAAGTTCCAGTTAATGTACCAACTCCAATCGTTAATGTAACTAATACTCCAAGTGTAGTTAGAGAAGTTATCAATAACACAGTTAAAGAAGTATCTACTAAGTCAAGTAAAGTTAAAGAGGTTGTAGATAATGCAGTTAAAGATAACGTTATTAAAGTAGACATAACTAGAATACCATTACCTAAAAGAGTAGATAACTTAACTGAGTTTGCTATTAATAAAACTACTAGAGATGCTGCTAAAATGACTGATGCTAAATTAGAACAAAGTATTGGTTTAGTTAATAAACGACTTAAAAAGTATGCAGAAAGTAATAAACAATTGGTATATTTAGAACGTTTACAAACTAGTTTAAATCAATTAAAAACAGGTAAACATAACTATACAGATTCTTATTTACGTAAAGAGATAATTCTATATCGAGATAGTTTAGGTCTAACTAAAATAGAACCAGATAAATTAGTTATTGAATCTATCGTAGATAAAGAGTATGTAACTCGATTAAAGAAAATTAATAATAGAGATACTATGATTAAACAGATTTATCAAAATGAATTAACTAAACGTCGCAAATCTCCAGAAGTTATTGAAAGAGAATATGACATTGAAAGAACTGAAAGATTATTACAAGATTTTAGTAGTTCACGCAAACTAACATTATTTAATGACACTAAATCGCGCCATTCCTTTTTTCTTACAGATACAGATGTTCCTAAATTAAGTAAACTATTAAATAGATAATACAACTATGATTATTGCACAATTCAAAGACTCAGATAACTCCGATAAGAAGAAATCTCAAGTAGGTAAGAAAATAGGCGGTGTTGCACTATTAGGTGGATCAGCAGCTATAGGAACTCAATCTATTAGAAGTGGTTTACCTAGAGCATTAGGTGTGCGATTAGAACAACATGGTACTAGTAAAGCATCCGCTAAAGCTATACTATCTGATTATCCTGAAGCTAAAGGTCGATGGGGTAAATTAAAACCATCATTAGGTGGTGTTAATCCAAATGGCTTTATTGTAGGTATGGGGTTTGATAAATACAAGAATGATCCTGTACTGAAACATCTACCTGATGAATATAAAGATGTAATTGCATTCTTTGAAGATAAAGTTGGTGGTTTTCAAGAACGTGGTAAGCATCATGTATTTATATCAGGTAAAAATGCTAATCATCCTAATTGGAATAAACGTAATAAGTTTAGTTCAGTAACTGATGTGCTAACTAGAAAGGTTCAAGTTGCTGGTTATCGTGGTACTAAAACTGGTAATATAACCGATGCAGATAGACGTGGTGCTGAGAAGATATTTAGTTTCCTCGATAGAATTAATCCGTTTTTAACTAAGGTTAGTAAAGGTAAAGTTCCTAACATTAAAGAATCAATGCGAAAGAACTTAATAGATAGTGGATTACCTAAATCTGAAGTTGACGATACTATAGCTGAAGTATTTGAAGGTAAACCAACTAATGTTAAACGTGCAATTAAATCAGCTAAACAACTTAAAGCAATTGAGAAGATTAGAGATACGGCTTCTGGAGATAAAATACTTAAAGAGTTAGGTTATACACAAGAACCAATAGAAGGTTTTGTTAATTTGAAGAAATATGAAGTAAATAAATTAGATACTACAAGTTATGACAAATTTTATGAAGAGAAAGCTAAATTAAGTAGAAGTGAACAAAAAAGACTTTTAGATAATCATGATTTATACAATGAAATGCGAGATAAATATAAACAAACGACTTCTACATTAGAAGTAAGAGAAATTGTATATGATGCTGTTAATGACGCTTATGTATCAAGTGCTATTAAAGAAGTAGACTTAAATCCTAAATTGAATAAGTTATATAAGCAACAATCTCTAGCTAAAACATTATTAGAATCACCTAAGATAAAAGCACTTGAAAAACAAGCAACTAATAACATTGGAATGTACATCGTTAAGAAGCCAATTCAAAACGCACTAGCTCAAGTAACTAAACTACTTAAATCAATTCCAATTGGTATGACTGGTTTAGTTGGTTCTACGTTATATGTACCCGGAACTGATGAATACTTTAATGACACTAATAGATTTAAGTTTGATCAAGATGATCCCTTTGGTGAACCTCCATTTCTCGGTAAAGGTAATGCACTTAAAACTAAAGAGGAAGTTAAGGTATTTAAGAATAGATTAGATGCAACTAAGTCATTACTTAAAGAACAAGGTAACGGTAACTACTTTAAAGGTGCATCTAAATTAATGGGTGCTAATAAAGGTAGAGTGTTAGCAGGACTTGGAATACTTGGAGTTGGTGGAACTGCTGCTGGATTACTTGGTGCTAAAGGTATTCAATTATTGAAGTCTGATAAGCCTCGCAATAAACGCAGCAAAGTTAAATCCTATGTTCGTAAAGGTAAGTTAGTTCAAACATTTGAGAGACTTAATCCCTTCTATAATAAAGATAAACAAGGTAAATAATATGCCAAGAACTATAGGATCTAAAGATAAACAGAAACGTAAATCCCGCATTAATCCATATCTACTTACTGCTGGAACGGCACTATTAGGAACTGGACTAATATTTGGAGCTAAGAAGTTAAGGTTAGCTAATGAATTTAAAGATATGAAGAAGGTAGATTTATCTAATGTAACTAAACCTTCTAACATTAGTGATGAATTAAAAGATAAATTTGATAAGGTTCAATTTAAAGTTAAAGATCCACTAAAAGAACTTCAGAGAAATCAAGAATTATCTGCTCGTGGTAACTTATCTGCTCGTGGAGTTAAAGGTAAACAAGCTAAGTCAGATATAATTAAACGTAGACAAGCTGAATTAAGACAACAGTTTAATAAAGATAATGCTCGTTATGATTTTGATTTAAGAGTAGATAAGAATAGTGAAGATGGAGTTAAACAGATATACAGGAATAGATTAAAGAAGTTAGTTAATTCACCTATTAAAGATTCTAAGTTATCTAAGTCTAGTAAACGTAAAGTATCTAAGGTTGTTAATAACTTAGTAACTAAGGTTAGAAGTAATAGACCTATGACTATGGCAGATTATTCATTCAATTAAAATTATGGTAAAACAATCTAAAGTTAAGTCTTATGTTCGCAATGGTAAAACTGTTAAATCTTATAACAGATCAATTAAAGATACAGTATTTGATGTAGGACGTGTTGCAGGGCTTGGAATTGGAGGACTTGCTGCAATTAAGTATGGTAAACGTATACCTCTAAGTTGGGGTAATAAATTTACTCTGGGTGGTATAGCAGGTGCTTACTTAGGATCATTACCTTCTAACTTAATTAATAAGAATAACAAGAAAGCTAAACAACAATTAAAGAATATAGGATTAACTGTTGGTGGAATAGGTGGATTAGGATTAGCTACATTAGGTGGAGTTAAAGGATATAAGTTTATTAAAGCCCGTAATACTAAATCACTAGTGTTATTTAATCCAAATGAATCATATCGTAATACTGTAGCTGCATTTAATATTAAAGCTAGAGAACAAGCTAGAACTGCACCTAAAGATTTAAATGAACTTAGAAGGAAATATCAATCGTTGTATAGTAATAGTGATTTACAATCAGCAGATTTAAGTATTAATTTATATGGTATTAAATCTAAAATGAATAAATCACCAACTGCTAGTGATGTATTGAAGATGTATGATGAAACATTAACTCCTATAGCTAAACAAATAGCTATTGATAGTGAGCGTATTGTAGCAGTTCCAGGTAAAGATGGATTAAGAGATACTATCTATAAAGCAGTTACTAAGGATTTAGATATACCATTAAGTAAAGCAGAACGTAGATATTTTGCTGGTGTTGCTAAAATGAATGATCCGGCAGTTAGAGAAGCTGAACGTAAGGTACTTAAAAAATCATTAGATGCTTATGCTAAAGCTAATAATATTGACACAACTAGAGTTAGTGGTAGTGTAGACTTAAATAAGATAATTAAGTCACTTAAAGAACGTGGTTTTACTGAATTAGATATTAAACAGATGATAGACAAACACAATAACATTAAACTCTAAATAAATTATGTACATTTTATCTGACTATTCATTATCAACATTTGCAAGACGATTAGGTTCTAAAGATAAGAAGAAGAGAGAACGTCCTAGTATTAGACGTGGTATGTTAACTGGTGCTAAATGGGGTGCTGGGTTAGGTGTTGGTTTAACGGGTTTAACTATCGCTTCGGCATTAGCTCGTAAAGATGGTAGACAAGCTATGAGAGCAGCATTAAAAGCACAAGGTCGTAATCCTAGTCTTAGAAAAAATGCAGGTATGTTAGCTGGAGGTGCAGGATTAATTGCTGGAGCAAACGCACTAACTGGAGGTATTCAAGGTGGACTTATTGGAGGTGGAGTTAATGCGATTAGAAAATACCAATACGATAGGGATAACGCTAGATATTTTATGCAATACAAACTAGTTACATTTGGTAGAGGTAAGGATAAGAAACCTCGTAATAAAAGACGTGAGTTACTAACAGTTGGTGGATCTACTTTAGTTGGAAGTGGTTTAGGTTATGGTGCTTATAAATATGGATACAAACCTAAAATAAATAAACGTATTAAAACGTTAAATGATTTTGTAGATGAACAACGTAACGTATTAAAGAACCTAGATCGTGTAGAACTTGAAGGTGGTGGTTCTAATTATAAACTTAGAGATAGTATAGCTAAGAATATAGATGACACTAAAGATTTAATTAAAGGTGTAAAAGGAAGTAAGTTAAGTGGAAAGATAGGTTTAACTTTAAGTGGCGGTTTATTAGGAGCTACGTTAGCAGCTAGATATTACAATAATAAAAATAAAACTAAATGAAACAAGTTAAAGTTAAACAATCAGTTCGTAAAGGTAAGTTAGTACGTGGTTATAATCGTGTACTAACTAAAGTAACGGATAAGTTATTTAAGAGAGATAAGGATGGTAAGAAGAAGTTAACCAATCTTAGTAAAGGATTAATAGGCGCGACTTCTATAGCAGGTTTATTAACTGCATTTAAATATCGTCGCAACATAGCTCAGTTAAGTGAGAAGATTG